ATGCAAACCGTTATTTTTGGTCGTTCGGGTTGCCCTTACTGTGTGCGTGCAAAAGATCTGGCTGAGAAATTGAGCAATGAACGCGATGATTTTCAGTATCAGTATGTAGATATTCGTGCGGAAGGGATCACTAAAGAAGATCTACAACAAAAGGCAGGTAAACCCGTAGAAACCGTGCCGCAGATTTTTGTCGATCAGCAACATATCGGCGGCTATACCGATTTTGCTGCATGGGTGAAAGAAAATCTGGACGCCTGATCGTCTGACAAGCCCTCGCGTTGAGGGCTTTACTGATTTTTTCTGTGCTGTGGTTTAAACAAACTACTGATAAATAAGAAACACAGTGCCCCCAGCGCACACCAGAACACCGCGCTTAGTAACCATGCCAGCTCTTGCCAGAATGAGCGCGTCGGTGAAAAAAACAGCCGCATAATGAGCATTGAACAGGGTGCCGCCAGCATTGCGCCAAATAGAGGTTTCAGGACTTCTCTACGCTGTGAAAAGAAACTGGCAACTGCTCCAGGAAGAATGAAAAATAGCAAGCCGATTTCAGGATGCCCGGCAGCCCGAAAAGCGCCTTTCATGTGCGTCGCCAGAAAAAGGCACACCACAATGAAGAGGACAAAACAGCAGATTGCCCCCGCCCAACGTTGTTTATGTTTCACTCGTTCCTCCTGACACTGCGTCTATCGAACACATTTTTCGCCAGTGTGGCGTTCAGTAAGATAAAGCCGCTTCGCATTCCATGCTAATATAGGCCAACGCAATTCATATAGCCGTTGATACCTAATGTGATTACACTAGTAAAATATATTGTTACTTTACTATCGTTTAGGTGCGCTGAATGAATCTGCGCCCTGAATTCTGGTAAAAAACATTATCGTAAATTACCATTTCTTTCAACAGCTTACTAGTAAACAAGAAGTTAGCCTCCGTGAATATAAACGTCGCCGAATTGTTAAATGGGAATTACATTCTGTTATTATTTGTGGTCCTCGCGCTTGGGCTATGTCTCGGAAAGTTACGACTTGGTTCGATCCAACTGGGTAATTCCATTGGCGTTTTAGTCGTATCGCTGTTATTAGGCCAACAACATTTCAGCATTAACACCGATGCGCTTAATCTTGGCTTTATGCTGTTTATTTTCTGCGTCGGGGTCGAAGCCGGACCGAACTTTTTTTCCATTTTTTTTCGCGATGGGAAAAATTACCTAATGTTAGCACTGGTGATGGTTGGCAGTGCGCTGGTGATCGCCTTAGGGTTAGGTAAGCTGTTTGGCTGGGATATTGGCCTGACGGCCGGTATGTTAGCAGGCTCTATGACGTCGACACCGGTTCTGGTCGGTGCTGGCGATACACTGCGTCATTCCGGCATGGAAAGCAGGCAGCTCTCACTGGCACTGGATAATCTGAGCCTCGGGTATGCCTTAACCTATTTAATCGGTCTGGTGAGTTTGATTGTTGGTGCGCGTTACTTGCCGAAATTGCAGCATCAGGACTTACAGACCAGCGCCCAGCAAATCGCCCGCGAACGTGGCCTGGACACTGATGCCAACCGTAAGGTTTATTTACCGGTGATCCGCGCCTATCGCGTCGGCCCGGAGCTGGTGGCCTGGACCGACGGCAAAAATCTGCGTGAACTGGGTATTTATCGACAAACCGGCTGCTACATTGAACGTATTCGACGTAACGGGATTCTGGCAAATCCAGACGGTGATGCCGTGCTACAAATGGGCGATGAAATAGCGTTGGTAGGCTATCCCGACGCCCATGCCCGACTCGATCCCAGCTTCCGTAACGGTAAAGAAGTTTTCGATCGTGACCTTCTCGACATGCGTATCGTCACTGAAGAAGTGGTCGTTAAAAACCATAACGCTGTAGGTAAACGTCTCGCACAACTGAAGTTGACCGATCACGGTTGCTTCCTTAACCGCGTCATTCGTAGCCAGATTGAGATGCCGATAGATGACAACGTCGTGCTTAACAAAGGTGACGTTTTACAAGTCAGCGGTGATGCCCGTCGCGTAAAAACCATCGCCGATCGCATCGGCTTTATCTCGATTCACAGCCAGGTCACTGACCTGCTGGCATTTTGCGCCTTCTTTGTTATTGGGCTGATGATCGGGATGATCACCTTCCAGTTCAGCACATTCAGTTTCGGCATGGGGAACGCTGCCGGGTTGTTATTCGCCGGAATTATGCTGGGCTTTATGCGTGCTAACCACCCGACCTTCGGTTACATTCCGCAAGGTGCATTAAGCATGGTGAAAGAGTTCGGCTTGATGGTGTTTATGGCAGGCGTTGGTCTGAGCGCCGGTAGCGGTATTAATAACGGCCTGGGCGCGATTGGCGGTCAGATGTTGATTGCCGGATTAATTGTCAGTCTTGTGCCCGTGGTTATCTGTTTCTTGTTCGGTGCTTATGTATTGCGAATGAACCGCGCACTGTTGTTCGGCGCAATGATGGGCGCACGCACCTGCGCGCCGGCAATGGAGATCATCAGTGATACAGCTCGCAGTAACATCCCTGCGCTGGGCTACGCGGGCACCTACGCAATCGCCAACGTCCTGCTGACGCTGGCAGGGACAATCATCGTCATGGTATGGCCAGGATTAGGATAAAACTGAAGTTGCCCTGAAAATGAAATTTTTTTGCACAACCGCAGAACTTTTCCGCAGGGCATCAGTCTTAATTAGTGCCACTGCTTTTCTTTGATGTCCCCATTTTGTGGAGCCCATCAACCCCGCCATTTCGGTTCAAGGTTGATGGGTTTTTTGTTGCCTGAAATTTATTCCTTTTAAAATCATGATGTTAGAAGCACTGTTTTTTAATGATGGCGACAAATTGGCGGCAGCGTCAAAGAGAGAGCGCCACCTGTCCTGATTTCATTGGATGCGGCTGAACCGGATTTGACTCTTTTGGCGTTGCAATCGAACGAACAAAAGTTTCATGGGTAACAAAAGTATGGCTGCAGTTAATGTTCTGGCACTGGTTGTAACGCTCTTTGGTCAATGAAGATACCTGAAAACTGCTGCGAGTATGGGCGGCACTTCCACACAGTGGGCAAATCATCATTTTTCGAGCTCTCCCCATTTTTGCTAAATTCACAATAATGATACCGCATTATTCCATTTTAAAAACTTAAAAGTTCTCCATTGCGAAGAATCATTCCATTTCGAAATCATCAATCCTCACTTCAAGCTCCAGACTGGTCGTAAAACCGTTATCCGGGCTGACGGTATGCGTCAGAGTCGTAATGGTCCATTCCGCATCATCTATCGGCTGTTTAAAGCCACTGACTTTCACTGGCATTTCCGTGTAGAGATCTGCCCGCCCTTCCGCCAGTTGTAGCGAGAATGACGCAACTCCGCGTTGCAGGCGTTCCCACTGCATTTTCGCCGCTCGTTCGGCGTTGCTCCGGTTGGCATAAGTGCGATTAAGTACCAGCACGTTTTCATCCGTACCCACCAGGTAATCGCCCTGCTTCGCTTCCGGCTCTTTCTTCTGCTTCTTAGTCCTGCGCTTACGCTTCACCGTGGTGCTTTCTTTCTTCGCGGGTTCGCGGGTATGCAACCAGCTGGCAATTACACCCGTGTAAGCTCCGCGATCCGCCAGGGTAAAACGGTGACTGTCGCCGTCCTTACGTGTGATAGTGATCATCGGTAGTGGTTTACCGCTGGCGCTTTTACCCTGTCCCTGCCGGATGAATAACAGATTGCCATTTTTCACCGACGCAATAGCACCGTACTGTCGCGCCAGCCGCATCAGAAAACTGCCGTCACTCTCATTAGTCTGGTCTATATGCTCTACGGGTTTATCAGACAGATCTTTACCCAGTGCCATCTTCAGTTTGTGCCGCGCAGCTATTTCCTTCACCACTTCCCCAACGGTGGTCTTGTGCCACGACTTTTCACGGCGGGTATTCAGCGTTTCACGAAAATCAGCACTTCGCGCCCGGATAGTCAGGCGGTCCGGTGCGCCAGTGTGTTCAATTTCATCCACCGTGAATGCCCCTTTCGGGAAAAGCGGCTGCCCCTTCCAACCCAGCGCCAGCGTAATCACCGCACCACGGCGCGGCAGCACGATTTTTCCGTCGGCGTCGTCCAGCTCCAGCTCCAGTTGGTCTGCTTCAAAGCCCCGGTTATCCGTCAGCGTAAGCCCCATCAGGCGGTTGTCCAGCACAGTGGTGATATCCTTGCCTTCAATACTGATGCTGAATGCCGGAGTTTTGTTGCCTTTGTTAAGCAGTTCAGAGCTGAAATTCACGACAGCAGCCCTCCCACCGTTTTACTGATATCGCTTAATGCAGATGTTGCCGTGTCCTGCAGATTATTCAGCTGCGAACTGAGATCACCGAACATATCGGACAGGGATTCATCCACCCGTTTGAGCGACAGGGTGAACTCAATCCGGCGCGGCATACCGTCGCGGAAAAACTCCGTTTTAGTCTGATTCAGTCCCTCAATCACATACATGCCGTAAATCGTGCCGCTGCCTTCAATCAGAGGCCATGCTTTCCCCTGTTCTGCCATCTGCTCCAGTGCCAGCAACGACAGCCTGCCGCCTGTTATCTCCGGCATAAGAACACCGGAAAGCGTCAGCATGTCGTTGTCCGGTCCCAGAAACTGCGTGGACGGACGACGATTTACCCGGCTGTTAGCCGCATGTCGCCAGCTGCGCTGATACTGCAGTTCCTGATACGGCACGGTGCGCAGCATAAACACGTACAATCCCAGCACCATCATCATGCGTCGTATCCCCCCTGATCGCTGTAGTTACTCCTGGCTTTTGCCTTCAGCCTGCGTTCACGTTCATCAAGCTGGCGGGCCACCTCCCGCGCAATATCCTGCGCACTTTGTCCTGGCTGCGTCTGAATGATGATCTGCGTCGGTGCCTCAATCCGTTGAGCGGGCGGCACAGTGGCTGCACGACTCACCATTGCTTCACCGCCTTTCGTGGGAAGTGCCAAAGGATGCAACGGTGGAAGCTCTGCTGGCGCGGCAGCAACACCCATCATTCCGGCAACAACGGCAGCCAGTGCAGCTGTATTTCTCCGGCTGGTCACCTTTGCCGGGCCGTTGACAATTTCAGGCCCGTTTTCACCGACAATGCCGAACTGCCCGCGCGGGATATACCCCCCGCTGTCATACATCCCCGCAAAGCCATATCCCCATGACGGAAAACCACCCGATGTCATCATCACTTTACCGTCTGCATTCACCGTCGCAGGTTGCTGACGCGTCACGCTTTCCGGCAGTTTTGCCTTTGCGGCCTCTTTACTGACAATGCCGAGTTTTTCCAGCAACCAGGATACGCCGGATTTGAGGGAGTCCAGCGGATGCATAACCATATTCAGCCCTTCCGCCAGTGCCTCCCCGAATCGTCGCCCCATTGCCGCTGCGCTCTGCAGTTCGGCAGAGGTCGACTTAACGGGCGTCAGCAGATCAGTAAACCAGCCCCACAACGCCTGCACTTTGTCGCCAATCCACTGAAATACAGGCTTAAGTGGTTCGAATGCAGCACTGATGGGACCTGCCGCCGCTTTGAATCCTTCCACCACGCCACCAAGAAATGCGGTGATGGGTTGCCAGTATTTCCAGACAACCAGCGCCACGCCCGCCAGTGCAGTAACCACAAGACCTATCGGATTAAACAGTGCACCTAACAAACCAGAGATGGCATACAGGGCAACGCGCAGCATCGCCAGCGGACCAGATGCCAGCATACGCAGCACCGCACCTGCGGCAGCCAGTCCACCGCGCAGTACCGCCAGTGGATTCATAAACATCACAGCAACAGCACGTAAACCGGATAATCCAGACCGCAAAAGTGCAACCGGCGCACCTGCTACAGTTTTCAGGACATTTCCCGTCAGTGATGCCGTGCGGCGCAAAGACGACAACGGCGCAGTAAGTAAACCTGCGGCGTTGCCCGATGAAGCAAGCCCGCGTCGCAGCAGTGCCAGTGGTGCGCCAGCCAGCCAGGACAACGCGCTGCTGGTTCGAGTTACTGCTGCCGTAACGGAAGGTAACGTTTTGATACCCAGCACAGAGAATCCCAGACGGATCACTGCCAGCGGCCCCAGAACTGCAGCCAGCGCCACCGCTAAGGTGCCGAGGCCTACGGTAACCGCAGCCACAACAGCCGCTACTTTCATCAGTGTGCCTGTCAGTTCCGGGTTAGCTTCCACCCAGCGGCGCAACGCCCCCGTGATGCTTTTCACCGTGTACAGAATATCCATCAGCGGCTGGCGCAGCGTTTCGCCCAGGCTGCTGAAGGTGTTCTGCGCTCCGGCTTTGACCAGCAACCACTGAGCAGAAAGTGAGTCTTTGTTGATGTCGGATTCTTTCTGCATGGAACCGAGCGCATCATTGCCCGCTGTCAGCTTTAACTGGCGCTGCAGTTCCGGCAGGTTGTTTGCCAGTTTCGCCGCGTCATCGCCAAACTCTTTACCAAACAACATGGTCATAGCAGACAGACGCTTGTCCTGCGGCAGTGCGTTCACCTTCTCCAGCACGCGCTGGATGGTTCCCATCGCATCCTTCGTCATCTGCTTTTCAATCACTTCAGGATTGAGTTTCAGCAGATTCATCCCTTCAAAGAAACTCTTGCTTTGCATGGTGGCAATGGACAATTCACGCACCATCGCGTTTGCTGCACTGGCTGCAACCTCCGGCGCAGCGCCCAGTGTCAGGAAGGTGGAACCCAGCGCCGCCGCTTTACGATAATCCAGACGGTCAGCCACACCGCCCAGACGTTGCATCACATCAATGATGTCTGCCCCTTTCGACATGGCGTTATCATCCAGATAGTTCAGCGCATCACCGAGCTGTTCAATATTGCGGGTGGGAATTTTGTAGAGCTGGGCGATTTTCCCCAGACTTTCTGACAGTTCATCCGCTGGCAGCTCAAAGGCTGTTGCCGCCTTTGCTGCCGTACTGGCGAAGGCCAGCAGGTCACGTTTCTGGTCTTCCCAGCTGTCGTCAGGGTTTGCGACGTTCATGCGCGCACCACCTTCAACCAGTGCAGCGAAGTCCACCGCACCGTTTTCCATCGGCAACTGTTCGCTGGCAGCTTTGATGGCATCCTGCATTTCATAAAAACGTGCAGTGCGGTTGCCATTATCGTCACGCAGACCATTGACCTGCTTTGCCACACCTTTCATGGCATCTTCCATGCTGGTATAGCTTTTTACTGCCGCCATCACTGGCGTCCCCATTGCCAGCCCTGCAGCCGTGGTGGTGGCTCCGGCTCCTGCGATGCGATCGCGCACCTCCAGCGAACGGGCATAACTGGCACGCGCTGCATTCATCCTGCGCTGAGCTTCCCCCAGTCGCTTCAGCCGCGCCTCCTGTTTCGACAGTTCCTGGTTATAACGTGATGTTTCACGGGCTAAACGGGCAGTTGCTCCCGCATCATCTTTCGCAGAAATTCCCGCCCGGTACAGTTCTGCACGCACAAGCGCCGTTTGCTTCTGCAAATATTTTTGTTGTTCTTCCAGACGTTGGACTGCCAGCGTTTGCCGACCTAAAGCCACAAGGTGCCGTTGTGATGGTCGTTCCATCGACTCCAGCTCAGAGCTAAGCAAATTAGCCTTCTGTCTGGCATAGTTCAGCCTGTCGCCTAACTTCTTGTTATCGGCCTGCAGCTTGCGAAATTTTTCCAGGCTGTTACCCGCCTGATTGAGTTGCTTTAATGCGTCACGGGAGTTTCTGATTGCGCCAGCCAGCTCTTTCGAACTGGCCTGTGCAGTACGGAATGGGCGGGTGAGTTTGTCAACCGCATTAAGAATGACCTGCAGGCGCAGGTTATTATCACTCATCGTTGGCCCCGCTTCTCTGAATCGCTTTATACCGCCATTCCAGCACTTCGGTCAGCGGCATAACGTCAGTAACGGATGGCGGCCAGTGAAAAATGGTGGCGATATCTGCCACCAGATCGTCAACCGTCAGGCTGTCGGTAAACCGGCAAGCACCGACTTCTTCAACAAAAAAGTGACAACCTCAACCGACATGGCTGTGAGATCTGCCGGGTCCATCTCTGCGATTTCCTGTGCAGTCAGTGCCGGACTGGAGATGCGGGGGATCACGGTCATCATCGCGTTCACATCCATATCCATAATGGCCTGCAGGCGTGTACCGCGCAGCGCACCGGACTGCGGTTTACGCAGCACAATTTCGGTAATTTCTGTTTTACCGCGCATGATGGGGGTATCCAGTTGAATGGTCTTTTCAGTCTGCTTATCGCTCATTTTATTGTCCTGTAAATTGGGTTCTGGCGCGGTATCCCGCGCCGTTCAGATACATTAGAGGCCGAGGGCGTTGCGGTGCGCTTCCATCAGGTCCACACCGTCCACAATTTCCACCATGTTGATAAGGTCCACTTCATAGAGCACCTCACCATTGATGGTCAGCTTCGCGTAGCTGTTGGTACTGGTCACTTTGGTGGTGTTGCTTTCGCCCGTCTTCCACTCGCCGGAATCCACTTCTTTGTGACGTCCACGCACCACAAGCTCCACAGCCTGCACTTCCCCGGTATCGTCACGCTGGATAGAGCCAGTAAAGCGCAGCTGGATGCCATCCACAGTGGCTTTGCCCATCTGCTTAAACAGCAGCAGTTCAGTACCACCAATGGAAAATTCTGTGTCCAGAGCACTGTCATCAAGCCCCAGATCCACATCCACCGCCCCCGGCATTCCGCCGCCGCGATACTTCTCATATTTGCGGGTGAATTTCGGCAGCGTCAGCGACTCAACGATCCCCTGCCAGTTGTTCCCGTCGTTAAACAGGTTCAGGTGTTTTAATTTGCGTGGTAAAGCCATGTTGTCCCCTTACGCGCTGACCTGGCTGGCGAAATTCACCAGGTACTGATCGGTGATGCGCTGACGCAGCATCAGGTTTTCAAGTGGCGGCACTGGCGTGTAGTCGTAGTCGATAGTGAGTTTCCCGGCTTTCAGAGTGTCTTTGTCATTCACCGACTCGTCCAGCCAGCAATCACCACCAATGAGATACCCCTGACTGACCAGGCTGCGCATTTTGGCGCGGATACCTTCGATAATGTCGCGGGCCAGCGACGGATTCAGCGGTTTGTCCACTGCCCACATGTGCGCTTCTGCCATCGTGTCCATCAGTACCTGCGCGGTTCGGGTGTAGTTTTCGAAGGCAAAGAGCGGATCATCGCTCAGACAGCGGGAACCCCAGAAGCGGAAACCGTCTTTGCGGATAAGCGTGGTAACGTCGTTCTGGTTAAGCAGACCTGCATCGGTTGCCGGGTCCTGCAGATCCCAGAACACATCAGCAGAAATTCCGGTGACACCGTTCACGCCCACGTTGGACAGGCTTTTGTGCCATCCGGTCTGCTCATCAATTTTGGCGCGCAGACCGAGCGCACGAGCGGTGGCATATGCCGTTGCTTCGGCATTCAGCACCGTGTCCCAGCCCGTAAAGTCAGGCCAGATCAGCATCCCTTCGCGCTGGCTGAAGTTTTCACGGTAAGTGATCGCCTCCTGTATCGTCTTGCAGCCATACGCTGACAGGTAAGCAAACCCACGCAGGCTTTGCGCCACGCTCAGCAACTCAGTAGCTACCGCCTTGGTGTCGTGACCAGGTACACCCAGAATGCGTGGTTTAACGCCGAGCTGTGACTGGGCAGATAACAGGGCTTTCATGCCAGTTTTTTTACCTTCAGCGGTCACTGCGCCGATGATATTGGTCGTGGTTTCGTCTTCCGTTTCACCCTGCGGCACACGCACAACAACGGTCACGGGTTTTGCCTGGTCAGCGATGGCATCCAGCGAACGGGCCAGAGTACCGGACTCACCCGCTTTACCGCTGGCAGTCAGCACATCAGTGATCAGCACGGGTTTATTAAGAGGGAACATTTTTGCATCGGCATCATCGCCCGTGCAGACCATACCCACGATGGCGGTGCTCACCGTGGTAATGGATCGGGTGCCTTCGTTGACTTCAACAACGCGCACCCCGTGGTGGTAATCCTGAGCCATAGTGGCGAACCTCCTGATTGGATTAGGCTTCGCCCTATGTTGAAGTGATTGTGCCTGACAAACAGCTAATCGCAGTTGTGCCGTTATTCACACAAAATGACGGTATTTGTCCGCTTACAGGAAAAATCAAAAGAATGCTGATTCAGGGCGATTAATTGCTCTTATTCGCCGGAAATTTTCTATAAATGGTAGAAACGCCCACGTCAAAAATCAGCGCAATACGCTGTCTTGATTCTCCGGCCTCGAGTAAACGTCCAATCTGTGCCCACTGTTCGGTGGTCAACTTAGGACGGCGTCCACCTACTCTGCCTTTGGCACGAGCTGCAGCCAGCCCTGCCATAGTGCGTTCAACTATCAGTTCGCGTTCCATTTCAGCCAGGGCACCCATGACATGAAAAAAGAAACGGCCCATTGGGGTACTGGTATCAATACTGTCAGTCAGGCTTCGGAAATTCACGCCACGCTGGCGCAACTCTTCTATCAGCGTAACAAGATGCCGCATACTGCGCCCCAACCTGTCCAGCTTCCAGACGACCAGCGTGTCTCCTGCCGATAGTGTCCTGAGCAGTTTTTTCAGCCCCGGTCTGTCGGACTTAGTGCCACTGATTTTATCCTCAAAAATCCGCTCACATCCCGCGCAGTTCAGTGCATTACGTTGCAAATCGGTGTTCTGGTCATTTGTTGACACGCGTACATAGCCAATAAGCATGATCAATCCCCTGAATAAAAACCGGGGATGATGCCAGTTAGCCATTATCTCTGCATTTTCTTAAACGTTGGTTTGGGAGAAGCGGCAAAACGGGATGTGGGGACAGGGGAAAATCAGATACCGGACATGGCCTCTTTTGCCAGTGGTGATGGATGGATGAAATTACCTAACGGGAAAATCCTGCAATATGGTCGTGGTGCGGTTACGCCGACATTATCGACGCAAACAATGAGAATTACATTCAGCATCCCTTTCCCCAAAAAAGCGGACTGCGCCATGCTTACTCATTCTGGTGATGGCGGTGCGCCTTTAGGCGCTGGGCGAGGGTTCGTGATGACTGCAGAAGGCCCAACGTTAACCGGCTTTAATTCTGCTTACAGAACGTCATCAACCAGCGACACGGTATCGATGAATTACAGTTGGTGGGCTGTTGGTGAGTAATTTTATTCAGGGTGATTTATATGAACGAATATGTTTATAGCGCAAGGCATAATGCTTTTTTCCCTGTGGATATGATTGATAAATATAAATCAGAGGGATGGGATTTATCAGACGCTAAGGAAGTAAATCAAAATATTATCAGTGAGTTTATGGCTGAACCGCCACAAGGAAAAATCCGTATTGCCGGAGATGATGGGCTGCCTGCGTGGGCAGATATTCCTCCACCCACGCATGAAGAACTTATTGAAATTACTGAATCAGAAAGACAGCTACTAATTAACCAGGCCAACGAATACATGAACAGTAAGCAATGGCCCGGTAAAGCCGCTATTGGTCGTCTGAAAGATGATGAACTGGCGCAATATAATTTGTGGCTGGATTATCTGGACGCACTGGAGCTGGTCGATACTTCCGGTGCGCCAGATATTGAATGGCCTACGCCTCCGGCAGTTCAGGCCAGATGACATCCGGCGCGGTGCTGGTATCTGTTGCCGTCACCGCGTCAATGTAATCCAGCACAGCGTTAAGGCGGGTTGTTTCTGCCTGCGTCAGTTTACGTCCGGCCTGCAATTTCAGCTGAATCAGACTGATGGAGGCCATTGCAGTATCAATCAGCGACTGGCGCTGTGCTTCTGCTGCATCTACTGCTGCGCCGTGCTGTGCCTCGGTATCCGTCACCCATTTCTCACCATCCCATTTATCGTATGGCGTTAACGGGGCGATAGTGGTTGTATTATCAGGGTAATCACCCGGAGCTGTGATTTCTTTTGATTCCCCTGTTTCGGTGCTAAAAACGATTTCACCGCGATGGTCTGGCATATATTCCCATGATTTTAAATCTGCTGAACGGCAGATAGTATAACCAGCCTTATATGTACCAGGAGCATCTAAACAGGAATACGCCGGAATACCGACACCCACAACAAGATATTCGGTTGATGTGAAAAGATATTCCTTCGTCTCAGCATCAAAATTATAAACGGTAATGTTTCCTGCCTTTGTAGTAATGAGTTCGCTATTTAATACGGCTTTATTCATCAGGCTGCCCTCACGATATAGTTAAATGCGACGTTGCGCGGCCGGGTTTCAGAACCACCAACCGATACCGTAGAAATTGAATTTGCCGTAATAAGTTCCCCGAAAGCATCAGCCGTAACTACGAACCGACCTCCCGTTGGATCAAAACCTGTTAGCGCATAGTACTTGTCAAACCAGTGCCCATGAGAAGCAAATAAATGGTCTTGAGATGTCAACAAACCACGAGAGGAATCCACCCCGCGCCCATCATCCCAGCCACGAATAAACTCACCGCGTAAATCAGGTAATTTATTTGTTGGATAAGCCTTTGCCAGTTCCGGGTATTCTTCAGCAGAAAATGCCGCACCGTTGCATTTCAGCCAGCCTGTTGGCGGTGTGGCTGAAGGCCATGGAACAGGCACACCAACAGGTAATGCAGAGCCTTCTCCCAAACCAAGGTATGCGAGAAGACCAGCTACATCCTTTCCACTCAAATTGGTAAGCGTATTGTCCAGCGGTTGTTTACCTGCCAGCGCATTAAGCATTGTCGTGGCAAAGTTCGGATCATTCCCCAATGCCGCCGCCAGTTCGTTCAGTGTATCCAGTGCCGCAGGTGCAGAACCCACCATTGCTGCAATCGCTGATTTCACAAAAGCTGTAGTGGCAATCTGTGTATTGTTGACCGACTGTGCCGCAGTAGGTGCTGTTGGCGTTCCGGTGAGTGCCGGACTCGACAGCGGGGCTTTTAGTGCCAGCGCATTGTTAATGGTGGTACTGAATTTCGGGTCATTGTTAATGGCTGCGGCAATTTCTTTCAGTGTGTCCAGCGTGGCTGGCGCACCGTTAATCAGAGCAGTAATAGCGGCCTGAACAAACTCAGTGGTCGCAATCCGCGTGGTGTTATTTCCTGCTGCAGGCGTCGGCGCTTTTGGTTCTCCGGTAAATGTCGGATTATGTTTCTGCGCATACTGGGTATGAGGATCTTGTGCGGCAATGTGGTTTCTCATCTGGTCATCCACATACAGCTTTAATTCCAGGACTTCATCATCCACGTATTTACGGGTTGCCAGCACTACAGCAGGGTCGATTTTCAGGGTGATATTGTCCGTACTGCTGGTAATCAGCACCATGCGCACGGTCTGGGTGCGCCCGCTGCCTTCAGCTAGTTGCGGTTTATAGCTTTCCGGGCAGTTTCCCACGGCAATCAATGCCCCTGACTCATCAAACAGGCCCACTTCACGTATCCACCAACCGCCCTCGTTTTCAGGGATCACCTGTTCAGCAATAATCTGGCTGCTGTTCTGCGGGTCGATATAGAGCATATTCAGCGCAGCCCGGCGTTTCTCATTTACCAGTGCACTCTGCTTTGCGTCCGGCGTCGGCAATGTTCCGCCACCATCGCCCACCGCCATATGGGTAATTTTTAAAGGCACACCGAGCGCGGCGGCGCTGGCAAGTTTCGCCGCGCCAATATCCGTCAGCAGGGTATAAAATTTTGTGCTCATGGATTCACTCTCATTGTGTCAATAACATGGACCGCCCCACCTTCATGCGCGGTGCCGCCGGAAATAATTGTTTCGTTGATATACGGATAGATCGTGATTTCTTCGCCAAGATAGCTGGCGGCTCCCACCCAATGCGGGCCGCTGGTCTGCAGATTGATGGACATGCCGATCATGTGACGGCTACATGGTTTGGCATCGCTTATCAGTCGCTCAAGTTCCAGATAGGTATCTTCAGTGATGCCCTGGTCCTGCACGCCGATATCCAGGCGAAACGTACCCGGTGTTTCTCCGGTCTGCCACCACTCAATAATGCGGATCAGGAAGCCGAACGGCTCCACCACCCGCCGCACGGCACTGGTGGTTCCTTTATGCTGATGAATATAAAAAGCATCCTTCACCACCTGTCGTTTGACGCTTTCCGTCCAGCCCTCGTCCCAGCGATCCACAGAGAACGCCCAGGCGAGATAAGGCAGGAAGCTGACCGGGCAGGTAGCCGGATTCCACAAGTCACGCAGCGGCACCTGCAGATCAGAAATCCCGCTGCAGGTCTGCGCCAGTCGGCGCTCCAGTGGTGTTGAACCCGGTGGCAGCAGACTATTCATCCGTTCCCCCGTTGGTCACGCTCCACTGCGTACATGATGCCGCCTGCGTTTTGTTCAGGACCACATCCGCCAGCGGCGAAGCCAGCTCCACACGCTGCACACCCTCAACATGCAGGGCGGCAAAAATGGCGCTACGGCGAATATCCCGACCAAGCCGCGTCTGACTGGCGATGTACTTCTGCAGGCTGGCTTTTGCCGCTGCCATTACCGGCTCGGCTTCCGGCCCCGGATAGAGAAAAATGGTGGCTTCCACCCGGTACGGGATGATTTCTGCGCTGCGAACCGTCAGACGATCTGCCACCGGGCGGACGTTCTCACTGTTCAGGGCGTTCTCCACCACATCCAGCAGGTCTTTTTCTGCTGTTCCGTCGCCTTCGCGGCTAAGGACAGTCAGCACCACCTCTGCAGGCGCCGGACTGGTTGCACTGGCATCCGCCACCCGACCGTCAGCGCTTCGGGCATGAAATTCATAAGCTGCAGTTGGTCCCGCAACTGAAAGCCCCTCAAAGGCTGCAGGCACACGCAGGCGTAACGCTTCATCGCTTTCCATCACTGCCGCAACGGGCGGCACAGCGTCATCATCAGCAGGCGTCACCGTCAGGCGTTTCACGTTGTAGTTGGCAGCGAGCTGGTCAAGGTCCCCGCCCATCGCGTAAGCCACCATCACCGCCTGTGCGGCTTCGTTAATGCGCTGGCGCAGAAGCAACTCACGGTACGCGTTCTCCTGCAACAATTTGGTGACGGGTTCAGATTCCAGTTCCAGCGTACGCATCACAGCCTCCTGTTCATCTTTCGGATGAAGCGCCACAAATTCTGCCTTGCGTTCGGCAAGCAGCGTCTCAAAGTCGGGCACATCCACAATCTGCGGCGCAGGCAACTGCGAAAGGTCAATCACTGCCATTCTCTGCTCCTGTTGATACGGAAAGGGAAACAGGCACACCGTTATTACGCCGCCCGGTCAGCTCCACCACCATTGAACCGTCAAAGTTGCTGTTGATGGTGATGGAATCCAGCGTCAGCCGTGGCTCCCAGCGACTCAGCGCCACATACACTGCCGACATGACCTGCAGGCGTAACGCCGGATTTTGTGGCTGGTCTATCAGTGCCGACAGCAGGGAACCATAATCCCGACGGGCAATGCGGCTACCCTGCGGCGTCAGCAAAATGTCCCGCACCGACTGGCGCAGATGGCCAATATCAGTAATGGTTTTACCGCTGGTATTATTCATACCGATATAAAGCGTCATACCGGGCCTCCGGTGGTATCACCGCCTTTCAGGACGCCTGTATGCTGATGCGTATCAACCACGATTCCGTTAGAACTCATTGCACCGCCGCCCTGGGTAACGCCACCATTGATCACCACTTCGCTGTTAATGCGCGTGCGGTCAGCCTCCAGTACAAACTCACTGGTTTTCAGGGTGATGTTGTCAGTGGCCTCAATGACCATGGATTTGATGCCCCTGACATACCAGCGCCCGGTGGCGGGTTCGTATTCAAACCAGCCACCGTCTGGGTATTCCGTCACGTTACCGTCCTCAGAGTCTGAAGGTGGCGGAAACTGGTTTGAGTAGACCGCAGGCAGGGCAAACGCGGTTTCCAGATTGCCGCCAAGGCTGAACAGCACAACCTGCTCACCCACAGACGGTTTCCACCAGGTGCGCGATTTGCCCGCGCGCAGTGTCAGCCAGTTAATCCAGTTGGTTTCAAGGTCGCCCGTTTTCACCCGACAAAGCCAGTTTTCCCGGTCCACTTCGGTGACTACACCAGTGCGGATCAGATTGGTGATAAGGCGCATGATTTCTGTTAGTTGAGCGTTCATGGCAATTAGATTGCCAAATGCTGCCGTCATTAGGATAGGATTTAAAGCTGTGCCATTTCTGGCACAACTTAGGGAGATTATTGTGTTAGATCATTAAGTATTGGTGCAATCTCATCGTAAGAGTCGATCCAAATAACATTCACGCCAAATGAATTAGCATCGATTTCTTCAAAAGTATGCACTGTCTGTAAAAGAGAGGTCGCGATTGCATCCTCATTAATATTCAGTTTATTATCAAATCCATTTCTTGAGTCACTAACAATTCTTTGAATATTAGCAATCACATCTTCTTTCGAATGTCTACACTTAATTAAATAATGAGGTTTAGAATCATTCCCTCTAAGTTTTTTGGCTGTATCCATCAACCTTCTGAGGTTTGGATCTGTAAAGGAATGACCAACAAACAGGCAATTTCCATCTTTGAATTTATTCAACTGAACCATATTGCTCCAATGGTATAAATCCATGTATTGCCTATGATAGCTTTCATCAGAAAGGACTAGCGTGTCATCGAGTTCAACTTTCCCCTGCAATGGGAGATAGCCATGCACATGGTAGATCGGCAGTTCATCATTTTTTGCATGCTGCCCCGTCTTTGAAATCACCTTATACTTTATACCAACATCAGCTCTAGTTAATGTCTGTTCCAAAATATCATCATAGTTATATGTAATAACGGAATCTAGACCTGGTGACTTGCCTGCCGATATGCACAATTTCTTGATTGCTTTCAATGTACTGCTTTCTTCCTCCTGATAATATTCATACAAAACATGCTGAATTTCTTTTTCCAAGGGAGTATTAATACCATCAAAGTGTAGTTTTAGATATCTGGCTGCTATGAGTGCGTTCGGACCGAAAACCTCATTAAACAAAACCGATACCATTTTCTGATTTTCATTTTTATCATCCAAAGCTCTTGCCAATAGCCGCTTTAATAATTCACTCCATGTTGGTATGCTGTAATCTAAAGAAATGCCAGCACCTAAAACAAGAACTAAATTCTCCTCTTTGAAAGAGGTCTTCAGGTTCCTCAATACCGTAGTTCTTGTCGCTTGAGAATGGCCCTTTACTTTTATTTCTAAATTTTTGATAGCATTTGAAGTTAGTTTTTCTATACCACCTGAACGTAGAAAATCCGCGATAATTGCAAAGGTTGATGTTTGAACTGACGTTGCTGTCGTAGCAACCTCTGCCGCTATGGCCATGGCATCTGCCATAGAGTTCGCTTTTGGTGGTTCAGACTCACTTTTATCTAAATTTGATTTATCAGCTTTGGGGGACTCATCTTGCTTTTTCATACTCACCGCTTGTACAAATAGTTATATGTCAAATTAAACATACAGTGTTTAGAAGCATAAAACCTTGTAGAAGCTAGCAAAAGCGTGAATCTTCACCCCATTAAGTAACTAGATAAAATTGTTTTAATTTGAAGAGTAGTTTCATCGTTGAAACCCAATAGCCGCCGCTCAGCATAACGTACCTCCGGCCCCTTACGACTAACACGATCACGCAGGCCGTAGTGATGAACGCGGGCAATGCGCTGCACCTTACCTTCAAACTGCACGCTGGCAGAATCGGCGCTGGCGGCAGTTTTCAGGTATTTTTTGGTGCGCAGCTTTGCAAACATCTGACGTTTGATGCGCCCCTTTTTGCTGCGTGCTGTTACTCTGCGCGGCTCATAACTACTGCCATCTGGATTGCGCTGCATCCTGATGTTCTGCTGCTGTGTCCGGCGCAGTTCTTGCGCCAGCTGGCGCATCATACGGCTTCTTGCGGCTGGCTCCAGATTCGCCAGCAAGGCACTCAACCAGTCGTCCACCTTCTGCAATTCAGCCACGTTTCACCGTCCACATTTCTTCAGGTTCATCGGGTTCCGCTACAGCTTCAACACTCGACACACTGCCATCAGTGCTGACCAGCACACGCTCCGTCAGTTGCAGGTTAAGGCTGATATCACAGACATCATTGCGCAGAATATCCACCTCAAAGGTGAATAACTTTTCCCGTAACGCCGGGTTATTGATGGCATCAGGCTGATTATCCCGCAGCCACAGCAAAACCGGGGCCATCAGCAGATTCTGGTCGCCGCTGAAATCCTCAATCACCACGTTCAGGGTATAGCGGTACTCCCATGACATGGAGCTGGCCCCCGTGGCAACCAGCGAACCGTTATCCACAAACAGATGCAGTTTGTCCGGGTTATTGCGGACATAAGGCACTGCTTTATTGAGGGCGTGGCGCAGGGATTGTGGTTTGTTCACTGTTTCGCTCCTGACACGCAATAATCATGTCCACTTTGTCTGCACAGACCGCCCAGGCGGCCTCCGTTTCATCCAGCAACGCGTTCAGATCACCGTTAGTGCGCGGCGTTGCCTGATCCAGCCGACACGGCGTCACTCGCGGACAACCACTGACGGTAAGCTGCACCTCCGGTGAATACCGGACGTTTTCGCAGCCGGATAATGTCAGCAGGCAAAGGAGTATCAGCCCAGCGGCGTAAATCCTCGTTCTCACGTTTCAGTTCCTCGATCCGGTGTTGTCGTTGTCTCAGCAGCGCGCTGGTCTGTTCTGCTTCGGCATAGAGCCGCGCCTGCTCCCGGTTATTGGTTTCAGCCAGAATGGACAGACTGATCAGCTGGCTATTTTTCTTCGTTAGTTCGTGCGCTTTACTTTTCAGCGCCGCGCGCTGCGTTTCGATGGTGTGGCTGGCGCTGTTAAGCCGCCACGACTGCCAGCCCAGCGCAACGAGTGCCAGCGCCGCCACTACCGCCAGCGCACGCGTCATAGTCCAGCTCCTTTAAAGCACCAGGCCATCTCCCGCGCACGGCGGTTATCCAGCCCCTGATTAAACACACCTTTCACATAAACCCAGCGCGGCAACTGTCGGCACGCTTCTGCCCAGCGCCGCTGATTGAGTAATTTCACCAGTGTGGAACTGCAGGCATTGCCCGTTCCCACGTTGAAGGCAAACGACACCGTAGCGTCATATACCTTCTGCGGCGGCTGTTGCTTCACACACCTTTCCAGCGCCCGCTCCACACGCAGCACGTTGGAAATCAGCCCTTCTGCTGCCTGTCGTTCCGTGATTGTTTTGCCGGGAATGACGCCCGATGTATTACCAATGCCGTCGGTCCAGACACCTGCACTGCACTGATACGGCTGCAGACGGCAGCCTTCGTAATCGGCAATTAGTTTCAGCCCCTCCACGGAGGTGTGAAGCTGCTGAAAACCCGGCAACGTAGCTGCAATAGCCAGCACGGCCCCGACAAGGCAGCGTTTAACGATTGATGGATTCATAGTCCTCCCGCGAGATCTGCCCGTCGCGCAGAAGCTGGTAGGCTTTATGTTTGTAGTACCAGTTGATAGCCAGCATCAGCACACCAATCATCAGGCCGCCCAGCGTTGAGGCATCCTTGATGGACAAATCGCCCAGCCAGGCCAGCACGACGGCGATGCAATACGTGATAAAGGCGCTGATTCGCTCAAGCGTCATAATTCAGTCCCATAGCTGGACGGTCTGCACGGTGGTGGTGGTCGGAATGTCCGGCAGCTCCACCTGCAGCCCGTGAGGTAAAAAGGGGCCGTATTCGGCAAGCCCCGGATTTGCCTTCAGTACCTGCTCCGTGACACCCTGCGTGCGCCCGTAATGACGCCAGCAAAGCGCGTCCACCGTGTCATACTGATGCGCACGCACTTTCATCAGATAAGCTCCACTGTGCAGTGCGGCGCATCCTGCACCCGGCTGATGGCCCAGCGGGCGTCACGCCACAAATCACCGCTTGCTTCCGCCAGTTCCTCGCCCCGCTTCACACCGGACGCCGTGGCGTCATAGTCCTGGTAACGTTCGTTGAGCATGGCGCGTGCCCAGCAGTAAACCGCGTTGAAATAATGCTGAATGCGCTCACTTTTGCCGTCCAGCTGTTCCGCCGGAACCTCAGCCAGCGACGCATACCCCAGCATCTGCTGACGTCTGCGAAACTCATACAGCTCTGCGTTGACCTCCGAAATTGCCGACAGCGCAACCTGCTTTAAACGCGGCTGCGTCACCGTACCGTCAGTGCGCATGACACTGCGAAACTCCGACAAGTTCACATCAGGCCAGAACGGCGTATTCCTGATGATTTCCGCCTGTTCCGGTGCCTGTTCTGGCGCAACAAACTTCATGCTGCTTTCTCCTGAAATAGAGGGCGGTGGACGGGGTTTTGATGTGGCAGTGCCTTTCGCCACCCCGTGCCGCCCGTGCGCGGGGCACGTTCTGTCAGCGGCTGTCATTGCGCAGTCTGCGCTCCAGCTGCTGTTTGTCTTTTTTCACGCCACAGCGGGGATCGAGCTGTAACGCATGGTTGAGATGATTAAGGGCGGAAGCCGGATTGCTTTCACTCAGGACAGCGCCAATCGCTTTATGCAGACGCGCCCGTGACTGGTCCGGCATATCCAGACCGTCTGTCAGCTCCAGCGTCTGCAACAACAGATCGGCATCAAAGCCGGTGGCGGCAAGCATTGCGCTCTGGGCTGCATCTGCCATTTCCTCTGCCAGCACGGTCTGCACGTTGCGGTTACCCAGCGGCATCACCCAGCCATGACGCAGGGCATGACGCCCGATCTCCAGCGCCCCGGCATAATCTCCGGCATCAATGCGCCACAGCATCACGTACATCAGCACGTCATCCTGTTGAGCGCCTCCGGCAGCCAGGACACCCTCTGCCCAGGCGGCGTACTTCGGCAGCAGCTCCACCTTGATTTCCGCTTTTTTGACCGTGGACTGAACGCCCTTGAGACGGCGGCGGTCTTCCGCCAGTTGCAGCAGCATCAGATCATAGCCCGATGCGTGGCGAACACTGCCGCCCTCGCGGGCGGCCTGTTCAGCCTGAACGCGCAGGCGATGCTGCCGTGCGGGACTCAGGCTCATGGATTACGCTCCGGTTTCGGCTGCGGCGGCGCTGAAATCACCAATCTGGATGTTTTCCACCAGTGCGGCGCAGCGGTAGTCCTCAACCACATAGGCTTCGTTAACGGATTCAAAGTTTTCAATCCGGTCACGTTTCGGGTTGTCGATAACTGAACGGCGGCGGGTGTCTTCCTGCCAGTAGATGGACAGGTTATCCAGACGGGTGATCAGCAGCGCATTCGGCGGGAAGAACGGCGCACGCACGGCCTGAAGGCCACCCATGCGTTTCTGACTGATGATCATATCGGCAGCCAGTTTTTCACTGTTTTCCTGCTCTTTGTTGACCAGCGGGAAATACTTGTCAGACAGCAGTTCACGACCGCAAATCACCACCAGATCGTCATCGTCCTGGTAGACCACGTCGATAAGCTCATTGACGGCATCCATCACCACGGCGTCCAGGTTGGCATATTCGCCACCTTTCCCGACTTTCACCGCACCCGGTGTGGTTTCACCGCCCGTGATGGTGCTGCCCATGACGTGATCCGGTGCATCCTCACGGATTTTCTGCAGCCAGCCTTTGTTCACATCCTGCAGCAGCGGGTTTTCGCTACGGTTAGAGGTTTTCGCACGCTTCACGCCGTTAAAGCCAATCATGATGCGGTCCAGTGCCTGACGTTTCACGATGGCGTTACGGATACGCACCTGGAAATCCTGAAACTTCGCCCACAGGTCCAGCTTCGCGTAGGTCAGCACCGTGTCAAAGTTGGTCTGTTCGCATTTGTATTCCACATCGACCATCAGCGTCGGATCGACAGGTTCACGCTCTTTCGCGGTGGTGTCAGTGGTTCCGGCAATGGTGCTGCCAACACCCAGCCCCAGCAGCTGACCGGACTGCTCAGGCACTGGCGTGACGTTAATCAGCGTCAGGAAAGCGGCGGACTGCTGGATCTGGTCTTCCAGCGTCTGCTGCACAGACGGCTCTACAGTGAACTTGCTGGACAGTTCTTCAACTGCCACACCGTTCAGACGTGCCAGTTGCTGCAGGTAAGCGTTAAAAGCAAAGCGGGTATTCTTCTTCATCAGGTTTTGTGCTCCATCAGCAATTGGTCAGAGTGTCAGCGGGGGCGTTACCGCCTGTTGCACGCTGGCGGTAGTCCTGGCGGCTGTCTTCATGACTCAGCTTATTCACCAGTTCGTTAAAGGCGGTTTGCTGCTCCTGCAGAGCAGTCTCCAGCTCAGACAGGCGTTCTTCCTGCTCAGACAGGGATTTTTCGGTGCGTGCGCTCAGGTTCTGCTGCTCAGTGGCGACCAGCTCCACGGCCTTATGCACATCAGAGAACCGGGCGTCATCGGACTGCTCTTTTTTGGTAAACAGCGCCGTGACACGGGCAAACAGGGACGGCTTGTCCTCCTGGATTTCTTCCAGTTCGATCACCGTTTCCTCTGCAGCGGTAAAAAGATTGGCGGGATTCTGCTTGCGGTTTGCCAGCGGGTTATGGGCTGCACTGGCGCTGAATGTCAGCATTTCCGTACCCAGACTGGCGGGATCATCAGTGGCGGCCAGGCCAACCAGGTAGGCTTTGCCCGTATCAGCGAACTTCGGGCTGACTTCCATAGAGGTGAATAATTTCTGGCCTTTTTTCACCAGTTCCACCAGGGACTCCGTTGGCTCAACGTCGGCATACAATGCCATCTTGCCTGCCAGCGGACCTTCCGTGATTTCTTCAGCAAACAGCGCCGTCACCTTGCCGTAGCGGTTAAAGGTGCTGTCCGGCAGATAAGACTTGATGTGCTCAAGGTTAATCAGCGCGGTGTACACCGCCGGGTTGTAGCTGGCTGCCATCTGTTCCAGCCATTCACGCTGGATTTCGCGTCCGTCGGTGGTGGCACCTTCCACCCCGATGCGAAAACGCTTTGCTTTCACTGTCATGAGCCGTGCTCCGTTAGAAAAAACTTACTGGAGCCTTATGGTTGCGGTGATGGGGGCAGTGAAACAATGCGCGGTATTTGTACCGACAACCACACAAACCGCAGGCGGGGAAAGCCTTTATTCAAGGCTGTAGGTTTGTGCCATGAACACCACACTGACATCCGCAGATCTCGATCCCCGTCGGCAGGCCATGCTGCTGTACTTTCAGGGATACCGCGTAGCCCGCATTGCTGAAATGCTGGGCGAGAAAGTTGCAACCGTTCACAGCTGGAAAAAACGCGACAAGTGGGGTTACTATGGGCCGCTGGATCAGATGCAGCTCACCACCGCCGCACGCTACTGCCAGCTCATCATGAAGGAGCACAAAGAAGGGAAAGACTTTAAAGAAATTGACCTGCTGGCGCGCCAGTCGGAGCGCCACGCGCGGATCGGCAAGTTTAACAATGGCGGCAACGAAGCCGACTTAAACCCTAACGTCGCCAACCGCAACAAAGGCCCGCGCCGTCAGCCGGAAAAGAATGTTTTCACCGATGAACAGATTGAGAAGCTGGAAGAAATCTTCCATTCCTCCATGTTCAACTACCAGCGCCACTGGTGGGAAGCCGGAAAAACCAACCGCATCCGCAACCTGCTGAAGTCACGCCAGATCGGCGCGACCTTCTATTTTGCCCGTGAAGCCCTGATTGACGCCCTGCTAACCGGACGTAACCAGATTTTCCTTTCCGCCAGTAAGGCACAGGCCCACGTCTTTAAACAGTACATCATCGACTTCGCCAAAGAAGTGGAGGTGGAGCTGAAAGGCGATCCGATGGTGCTTCCCAACGGGGCCACTCTTTACTTCCTCGGCACCAATGCCCGCACGGCCCAGAGTTACCACGGCAACCTGTATCTGGATGAATATTTCTGGATACCGAAATTCCAGGAGCTGCGCAAAGTGGCTTCCGGTATGGCTATTCACAAAAAATGGCGACAAACCTATTTTTCCACGCCATCCAGCCTGACCCACAGTGCTTATCCGTTCTGGTCCGGTGCGCTGTTCAACCGTGGACGCAACAAAGCCGACAAGGTGGACATCGACCTGTCCCATAGCAATCTGGCCCCCGGCCTGCTGTGCGCAGACGGGCAATACCGCCAGATAGTCACCGTGGAAGATGCGGTGCGCGGCGGCTGTAACCTGTTCGACCTTGACCAGTTGCGCATGGAGTACAGCCCGGACGAATACCAGAACCTGCTGATGTGCGAGTTCGTGGACGATCTCGCGTCCGTGTTCCCGCTCAGCGAGCTGCAGGCGTGCATGGTGGACAGCTGGGAAGTCTGGACCGACTTTCATGCACTGGCCCTGCGCCCGTTTGGCTGGCGCGAGGTGTGGATCGGTTATGACCCGGCAAAAGGTACGCAAAACGGCGACAGCGCCGGATGCGTGGTGGTGGCACCGCCAGCCGTGCCGGGCGGTAAGTTCCGCATTCTTGAGCGTCACCAGTGGCGCGGGATGGACTTCCGCGCCCAGGCTGACGCCATCAAAAAACTGACCGAACAGTACAACGTGACCTATATCGGCATCGACTCGACGGGTGTCGGTCACGGGGTTTATGAAAACGTGAAAGCGTTTTTTCCAGCCGTCCGGGAGTTTGTCTACAACCCCAACGTTAAAAACGCCCTGGTACTCAAGGCCTACGACATTATCAGTCACCGTCGTCTGGAGTTTGACGCCGGACACACCGACATAGCGCAGTCATTTATGGCAATCCGTCGCGCAACCACCGCCAGCGGCAACCGCCCGACCTATGAAGCAAGCCGCAGTGAAGAAGCCAGCCATGCCGATCTGGCCTGGGCAACAATGCACGCACTGTTTAACGAACCGCTGCAGGGCGAGTCCGCCAATACCAGCAATATTGTGGAGATTTTTTGATGGGAAAGAGTAAAAAAAAACGCGCTGCGGCGACGAACCAGATCCAGCATAAAAGCCAAGCTTCAGCCGAAGCATTCAGCTTCGGTGATCCCATTCCAGTACTTGACCGCCGCGAACTGCTGGACTATGTGGAATGCGTACAGACAGATCGCTGGTATGAGCCTCCCGTCAGCTTTGACGGACTGGCGCGCACCTTCCGCGCTGCCGTGCATCACAGTTCACCAATTGCAGTGAAATGCAACATTCTGACCAGCACCTACATCCCTCACCCGCTTCTCAGCCAGCAGGCTTTTTCGCGTTTTGTGCTGGACTATCTGGTATTTGGTAACGCCTACCTGGAGAAACGCACGAACCGATTCGGTGAAGTTATCGCCCTTGAGCCTGCGCTGGCAAAATACACCCGACGCGGGTTAGACCTGGATACCTACTGGTTTGTGCAATACGGTATGACAACCCAGCCGTATCAGTTCGCGAAAGGCAGCATTTTTCATCTGATGGAACCGGACATCAACCAGGAGATCTACGGCCTGCCCGGTTATCTTTCTGCCATTCCGTCAGCCCTGCTCAACGAGTCCGCCACGCTGTTCCGCCGCAAGTATTACATTAACGGCAGTCATGCAGGCTTCATCATGTATATGACTGACGCCGCGCAGAACCAGGAGGATGTGAACAACCTCCGCAACGCGATGAAAAGCGCCAAAGGACCGGGCAACTTCCGTAACTTGTTTATGTACTCGCCTAACGGCAAAAAGGACGGGCTTCAGATCATCCCGTTGTCAGAAGTTGCAGCGAAGGATGAATTTCTGAATATCAAGAACGTGAGCCGGGACGACATGATGGCGGCACACCGTGTGCCGCCGCAAATGATGGGGATTATGCCGAATAATGTTGGGGGGTTTGGGGATGTGGAGAAAGCTAGTAAGGTTTTTGTGACAAATGAATTAGTACCTCTACAAAAAAAAATCCATGAATTTAATCAGTGGATAGGGATGCATATTATCAATTTCTCAGAATATAATATAGATTAATTATATATACATCCCTCTAACCTTTAAGGCATTCTATTCTCAAAAACATGCTTTATCGCAGTGGTAAAGCATCTATCTTTTACATTCTTTTTAAACTCATCAAAGACCATAGATCTAACATCTTCAATTTCACATCCTGATTCAATAAGCTGAGATGCACATCCGACCAGTTCCTTTATTAATGTCATGCTTAATTCTATTGCACGTCTTCTTTCCGCCTTGACTCCTCCTGAGGACGGGTTTAAGTTAAATACTCTTAACGTAACCTCTGCCATTTTGTGTTCTTTCTCATTCAAGCCTTCTCTAATATGAACATCACCATTTTCCAAAAAATGGAAAAAAACATCTGGATTTTGTCTATCAGCTTTAATTAAATCATCATCGTTATATTTTTGCTTATCCTTATAAAACCCACACCTTTGCGGCTCACCACATGAGCCAAACAAATTAGACCACTCGAAAGTTAAATTTTTGTAATAACTTTTCCTGTAAAAATGCTCAATATGCCTCTCAACTTTATTTTTGCCACCACTTTTATGATGCTCTATTTTTTTCTCGCAATAAGCACATAATTTACCTTGCATTTTTATTATTTCTTCCCATATTTCTTTTTTATCATTTGATGATAGGGAATTCCAATCATCCCTCCTATAGTCAAATTTATTAAGAACGGAAGGCCCTGGCATTTGCCTAGATAGATATTTCATTTTACATCCTTACTTCCAGAAAAGTGCTGATTTATCTTATTTTTGAACTCCAAAACAGATATAAGATCATCACACTCTTGAACTAAAGGATGGTCTAATCCGAAATGTTTAATAACTTTTTCTCTTAACAAAAGAGCCTCGTCACTGCTATAACGATTAAGCTCAACCAATTTTTTATATTCTTCAAGCCAACCATTTTCTTTAGTAGAGGGTATAGGATCAGTTCTCATTCCATATAAAAGTGCATCCTGATTACTAACACCTTTTATTTGATAGTCGGGGTGAGACACTATCAAATCATTAACACCATCTACTTCCACTTCCTGTAGAATACGCACTGAACGAGAGCTAACAGTGGATAAAACCTGTGGGCTATGGGTAGTAATTACAAATTGAACATTTGGGAATGTAGATGTCAAACGCTCAATAATTGTCTGTTGCCATTGCGGATGCAAATGCAAATCAATTTCATCAATTAAAACAATCCCATATCCCAATAGAGGATTAGATAAATTTGGATTAAGTAAAATTAAACGTCGAGCCAAATCACCAACTAAAGTAAATATAGTTTTCTCACCTTGAGACAACTGTTGAATATCTAATTCAACCTCTCCTTTTTTAAGGATAATCTTATAATCATCATCACCATAAACAAGCTTAATCCACTGAAATTCAGGCAAGAACTTTAGAATGGTATTTATAACACTATCATAAAGTGATACTGCATTATTAAACTTATGTTCTCCTGATTGCAGAGATTTCATGTAGTTCAATTTTTCTTTAAGCGAAAGCTCTAAACCTTTTATAACTGTTGAATCAATATTATCAATCGCAGATAGTTGAGTTAATGTTGCTTTCAAACTCTGAATATCTGAAAATAACGCATTGATTGTCGTTTGTGACTCACTCAATTTCTCTTGTGAAGCTCTGTTATGAAGAAATACAAGCCATTGAAAAAAATCGGTAAAATCATTTCTGTCAAACTCGATTTCATCATACACATCGAATTTTGACCATACAGTTTTAGTTTTAGCATTTTTTCTTTTCCTATCAACCCCGCCGCCTATATAAGAACGCGCAATAGAATAATATGCCATCAAAGGCAAGCTTGCATTATCAACATATTTATTCACAAGTCTATAAATACTTGCAAGTTTTTTTACCTCCAACAATTCATTATTTCTAGAATAATATGCCCCCTCTTTCGCTTTAGTAATCAAAATACTGGTATTAAAGTCCTTGAGTTTTATATTTGCATCAATTGATGCATACTCAACATCAACAGAGTTATTAACTTCATGGCTTTTAATATAAGTACCAGGCTTACTCTCCTTTTCAATATTTGATCTCAACCAACTCAAAACAATTGCTATTGCATCCAAAATAGTGCTTTTACCGAATCCGTTATCCCCGACAAAAACAGTCAAATCATCTTCTAAAGAAATCTGTAGTTCTCTTATCCGTTTAAAATCATGTATACCTATTTTATTTAAATGAAACTTACTCTCATTTAAAGTAGATATTAGCTTTTGAAGCTCAACAGACTCCTTCAAATAATCCTCGTTTATCACATGTGATTCCAACTCTAAAAAATCAACATAGCAAGTCTCTAAATTCATTTTATTTATCATTATTTGTTTCCTTCCATCAGGAACTTAGTTATTAACTCACAACCATATTTTTTTTGTAACCTTAATAAAAAATCACCCTCCAAATAATTTGCAAACGCAATCATCCCTTTGGTTTTATTTATTTCTTCGGAAGATAAGAGTCCCAAAGAATATTTATGAATCTTTGCAAACAGCATCCTTTTACGATCGCGACCAATTGATAAATTGCCCTGAGGTGTAAGTGTTACACCAGTCACGTGCCGATTATGAGCCATCGATGTAAAAATTGTTTTAGATTCATTGATTGATAGACCGGGAACATGGAGCGACAACATTTTTTTTACCACCTTAGGAACCCTGCACAATATATCCTTAATATTAGTTGAAAAAGTTATATCATCTGCATACCTTGAATAAGTGATACCATTGTTACGGCACCAATCATCAAGACTCTTGTCAAAGTCATACATAACAAAATTACTAATAAATGGTGAGCTTGGCGCCCCTACACTTAATATCAACGTTGTACTTCTCTTTTTTCCCGGACGCCAAAAAAGCAAATTACGTAGGGTATTCTCATCAAATGAATCCAATTTCAGCCCTGTGTTCTCAAGTTTCGAGAAAAATATATCAGGTTTAATTTTGTTAAAGAAGTTCTGAAAATCCATTTTAAGAATATAATTATTATCTTTATGCAACAATGCATTATCTTTAATACTTTTTTTATATTCATATGCCATTGCCTTATGATGAACAGGCAGCTTTGGCTGTAGCAAAGATACTATAAATCTCTGTACGTTTTTTAGTTCCTTTGTCGGCTGAGCTATCACCCGAAAACCTGCGCCACGTTTAGGAATATAATAAACTTTATATTTTTTGGGGGCCTCATTTAAAAGTAATTGGAAAGCTAATCTATTATAATTAAACTTACTGATAATTTTAGAAGTTAGTTGCATATAACCCCTCTTAAAACCAAAGCGCTATGCAACTTTACATAGCGCTTTGACTCTTCACTAAAGACAGCGAAAGACACAGATTTCTCCTTCGCATATCTGCCCCGGGCAGGGATGCGAAGGAGAAATCTGTGTCTTTCGCAACCCTAAACCGGACAATAAATTTAAGCCTGGCTAATCACCCGGCTGGAACCAATGTTCCTACACTAAAGAGCATAATGATTTTAATGAACAAATAGATATAAGGCAAGGCGCGCGCTCGTATCCCCGCCACGCCTGCCCGCTTTATGTAGTGGTTTTCATGCACCTGCATGATCTACGCAAAAGCCCGCCAGTTCTGGCGGGCCTTAGCAAAAACGATCCTCAAACGATCATGCGATCTCATGCGGCATAGACATGCACTACAGAGCTAACGCCTCACAAGGGCTCGTTGTTAAACCTTGCTGACGCCAGAAACAAGTTCAGACGCCAGCAACGTTTCTTAATGCAGCCAGCTGTCGTCTTCCCACACCTTCTGCATAATTTTCATCACTTGCTTCCTTTCTTCGTCCAGTTGCAGTCCAGTCAGTTCCACACCGTTAGAGCTACCTTTACGGATACGAATTACCGTTTTGGGATACAGGGGGCGCAGATTGCGGTAAAGCTCGGATTCAAGGGCGTCCAGGGTAGACTGGCTAATCTTCTGCTCTTTATCGATCATTATTTCAATGCGCATAAAAGTCACCTCAGCTGATGACATCCATTGAGCGGTTGTATTCGTGGGTTCTGATTTTTGCCATGAGTTCATCTGTTAGTTCAGAAACCCACTGCAAAGCCAGCCCCTTCTCTTCATCACTACACTCACTAGCCGCTACAAGCTTAAGAAAAAAATCAATGCGCTGGAGCTTCAAAGACTCCAAAAAATAGTCCTGCATCTTTCCTCCTATGACACCAAGCAATACTGTATGCATAACCACTGTTTATATTTACAGTATATAATAATCTTACTGATGTAAAACGTTTTTTTACGATCATCAGCCTGATATACCTGGTATTATTAAGAGCACGAATTGTTAACCCGCATAATTAATACAGATCCCGCCACTTATCATCTTCCTGCAAACGCTGGTTCCGATAGAAGATACGCAGGCCTGCTCCTGACGGAATACTGCCACCGCGAAGGAGTAAATCGACCTCTTTCTCGCTGCCATCAAATCCTCTGGACTTCAGTTCATAGACGAGCTGCTGTCGCTGATGATCTGTAATTCGCTGTTTGTAGTCTTTACGCCGTTTCGGCTTAACCAGGCGTAACCTTGCAGCCAGTTCCCGGCGCTCTTTTTTGCTCATACTGTGCAGATAATCGTGCAACTCCTTGTCATCCATGCGGGTAATGTCCGTTCTGGTGTCCCCATCAGCTGATTTATCTTTCTCCTGCTGGTTCAAATTTTCAGCAAGGGGACAGTTATTGCCACGAGTCCAAGGGGCGCAAGCGCCCTGGTCGGCTGCCGCCTCCTGAACGTCAACGGCCTTACGAACCATTTTCCACTTCACGGCATGAGTGCAGATCTTGCCCTCTGCAATGGGTGACCAGATGCCATAAATACGAATGCCGTGATCGCCATAGGCGGTCGGCTCTTCGTTAATTTCATAAGCGGTTCTGATGAGGTGATATTTGCGGGGAACCAGTACGCCGCCCTGCTTCATGATGTAGGTGGCAAAACAACCAGCATCAGCAGCAGCCAGGATGGCATCAAGGCGCGGGTTATCCAGTACCGGCGCACCTGCTTTTTTGTCGCCCTGTTGCCTTGCCGCCTGACCAGCCAGCAATCGCAGTTCACGGTAAGCCTGACGCCCCGGAATGCCAAAGAAGCGGAATTGCTGAACACGATGCAGAGACGCCCAGGCATTAACGTATTCAGCGTTATCACGCAGGGATTTACCCGTTTCCTTGCTGATCTCGCCAGCCAGACCACGCCCGTCAATGTTCTTACTGATGTATTTCGCGATGTAGCTTGTCGGCGTTCCTTTGCGCGGGTTTATCAGCTCAGATTTAAAGCGTGGACCAGTGTTATTACCCAGTTCCTCGCGGTCTTCACGGATGGCAAACTTACGCAACAATGCAGTAATGGCGCGGCGGTCTTTTTTGCGCATGAAACACAACAGGTGCCAGTGAACTGTACCGTCATGATGCGGCTCAGCCACCCGCACGCCATACCAGCGCAACCCGGCTTTGTGCATCGCCTTACGAAATGCAGCAAACATGCCGACCAGATAATCGCTGCTTTGTCTTACCGTCGCATTTGTCCAGGTTGGGTTTGGTCTGCCGTTATTGAGCGTGGAATGGAAACGTGACGGACAGGTAATGGTGTAGAAAACGGCGCAGTCACCGCGCATTTCCGCGATAAGCTCCAGACCTTTAACACAGGCCATCATCTCATTGCGGCGGTGCGCCGGGTTGCTGCTGCTGGCGTTTACCACGTCTTCCATATCCAGCGTGTCGCCCTCTTCGTTCACCAGTTCATGAGAACGGAAAAACTCCAGTGACTTGCGGCGCTGCTCACGTTTATGCATCACGGCTTCATAGCTGACATAGGGAGATGCTTTTTTGCTGACCAGGCAGACAGCACGCAACTGCTCTTCCCGCCATTCGCAACGCATTTTCCATAATTTCCGGTACCACCAGTCGGCGCACAACATACGCGCCAGCGAACCCGGAATGAGTTCATAGGGCACGGGTTTACGGCGGTTTCTTTTCCGACGGAGTTGCTCAAACGCAGGCGGGATGACATCCAGACGCAGGGTTTCCGCTGCCACCTTTTCCCATGTCTTGCGGATTTCTTCTGGCTTAACGTCATCGGTGGCATACAAATCACCACAAGCTGCATCAAGGCACATGCTCATATGCGCAGCGACAAGGGTAGACAGGCGTTTCACCTGATCCTGACTCATTTCAGGCAGAATCAGCAGGCCGTCCAGCCCTACATGGCTTGCCATAAAACGAAAAGATGCAGATAGCTGGCTGTCGCGTACATGCTCCAGTCGTTCCAGACATGGCTTAATCGTCTCACGTAAATAGCGGGAATAAGCCTTTGGCCTGCCCAGGCTGCTGAAGTATTCAATACGTTGCATCAGCGGCTTGCTGATATGGGAGGGCTGGACGCTGACGTCTGCCAGAATGACCATGTCCGGGTTAAAACGCTGCTGCTCATGCGCCAACTTTGCCCGGCTAATGAGCTTATCCTGTTCTATTTCGCGTTGGACAGGATCACGGGATTCATTAAAGAAATAACGCTCCCAGACCTGATCACTCAGTGCCTCGCGGCGCAGTTGTTCCTGCTCGTTATCGGCAGCGTACAGAGTGATCAGGTTTGAAAGCGCAGAAACCGGCGCAACTTCCGCCGGGTCCAGATAAGGGTTAATGGCCTTTTTCGGGCTGTTCCATGAGAACGATGCGGCAGCCTCTTTAAAGCCGCAGCAGTTGCTCATATCGGCATGGCTCATGCACGTACTCCGTACACGGCAGAACTATCCACGCCACGCGAATAATCAAATCCCACCCAGCAGCGCGGCCCGGAAACAGCAATGATTTCTGTTGCTGATTTACTCTCACCAGCTGCTACGCCGATGCTGCGTTTTACCTTGATATAGTGGTGAGTAAAATTGCGATACAGCGAACGGATCAGGGATGTGTCACTGTTAGAAACAATGACCGGATGTCCTTCTGATGACCGATGTTCAAGAACGGATGCCAGGTGATACTGGTCATCTTCAGTAAAGCCGTCAGCGTGATAGCCGGAAAACGTACCGTCATAAGGCGGATCGCAATACACCACATCCCCCGCCTTCAACATCGCCAGCGTTTCATCAAAGCTGGCGCAGATAAACGTTGCTCGCTGGGCTTTTTCTGCAAAAGCGCGAATTTCTTTTTCAGGGAAATACGGATTTTTATAATTACCGTAGGGAATGTTGAAATACCCGCTTTTGTTATAGCGACATAACCCACGGTAACCGTGACGATTGAGATACAGGAAATATACTGCTTTCATGAAATCAGTAATTTCAGTGGAGTAATTAAACTCCTGCCTTATGTTGTAATAAGCCACTTCCCTGTTTGCTTCCTCAAATAAAACTCTGGCGCGAGATATAAACGCCTCACAATCAGCAGCAACCTTTTTATAGAGGTTGATTAAATCAGGATTAATATCCGCAACCAGATAGCTGGGGTAATCCGTCGCCATCATCACAGCACAAGAACCCGCGAAAGGTTCAACCAGTCGCGGGCCAGCAGGAAGATGTTTTTTCAGTTCGGACATAATGGCGGTTTTATTACCCGCCCATTTCAGGATGGTGCTCATACAGCACCTCCGTTGTAATGTTTGCCTTTCAGCTCTGCGATTTCCTGGCAGGTAATGCAAAGCTGCACTCCCGGAATGACGCGGCGTCTTGCTGGCGGAATTGGCGCTTCACATTCAATGCAAAGCACGCGAGACACGCCCGGTGTTTTGGCACGGGCAGCACGGATATGGCGCTGACGTTCTTCTTCAACGCGCTGCTGTACGAGATCCATTGCATCAGCCATTAGTGGATCTCCTGCGCTTCGTTCTGGATTGCTTCAGCAGTCACACGCAGCAGTTCTGCCGCTTCGACGTGGTTTAGCTGGCGGGATGTGATATGACACGCCAGGCTATCAAGGCGGGCAGCCATTGCCTCACCCCTTGCCCGGCGTTCTTCCAGACGAGCCTCTGTCAGTAAAATATTAAGCCCTGCGTCATCCGGTCCGGTTTTAGTCGAGAGGGTTTCAATATTACGCATAATCAATTCTCCTGAATTTAGATAAAGGGATGCCCGGCGGGTTTACGCCATGAATTTCAGTAATTGGTTAATTCGGCATGGTTAGCCGTCTGGGAAATAAGCTCACCACTGCACGAAAATGATTCATTGCTTTAATCAGCTCCCGCTTTTCGTCAGTGGTCAGCTCATTAATGCTGATGCTATGACGTTCAGCTGGAATTTTTGCCATAAAGAATATGGCAGCCAGTGCCCGTTTATTTTGTTCATTATTGATATCCCGTGGATCACGCATATCTTTAATAAACCGCTCAAGCTCTGACTCAATATTCAGGCCAAAAACTTTCGCCCTTAATTCCGCTATGTGATTAAGTCCATTCAGGCGTTCACCGGGGCTTAATGGAACAGTCGCCGCAGCGCCTTCAATAGCCATTTGTTCCCCCGTTTTTTCGTAGATAGTTCTGCCAGCAATTCATCTTGTGAACGGCACGGATGCCAGCGTTTACCATCCTCACCCATGATCCAGCCGTGACCGTAGTGCATTGCCGGGCTTTGTTTTACCAGCAGCGATGCAAATGATGGTTCTTTCGTCAGCATAAGCACCTCACAGCAAACCGAATGAAGCACCGAGGCCAGTCACTGTATCAACTGCACTCGCCATCGCAGGATTAGCCTGTAAACGGGCCTGCAATGAAACAGCGGCCAGCGCCATCAGTCGTGTAACAGAGTTAATGCTGCTGATCGCATCACGACGGCCTGCACTGGTTTTTACATCGCCAGATACCGCACCTGCAGCAACACGCCCGATCTCTGCGGTTGCACTCATGACGTAATGCGGCAGTTTCTCTTTTGCCACCTCATTAATCGGTACACATGGCAGGCAGTGAATCTGTGCCAGAAAGCCATCTACCAGCGTTGAATCTTCAGTCAGATCGGTAAGCAACCAGATTTCTGGTGCGGTTAATAAATGAGGTTGAGCTGGGTTCAGCTTGTTCCGCAGAATCTGTACATTCATGCCTGCACGTTCTGCCAGTTGCACCAGGTTGTGGCGCAGTGCGAATGCACGACAGGCTTCGTCAAAATGTGGATGTTTGGAAACTTGGTAATCAAACATAGTCGACCCCCCTGATGTATCCCAAAATGGAACTAGTTAATACTCAAATTGCATTCAGAGAGCGCATCAACGGTCATTGCTGCGATATTGATCATTACCTTTTCTCGCTTTTTATCTTTACGGAGACGATGGCGAATAAGGCGTCCATCAGCCAGCATGTCATTGATAGTATCGATAGATAACCCAGTCAGTTCACTGTATTTCTCAATAGAAACAGATGGGACAGCTAAGGTGATTGAAATATGTGGAGCCATGATGCAAGATTCCTCGTTTAACAAGATGTGTGGTAACTGGTGATTAATCCTGTTCAGTTCACTTTCGCACACACTAATTCTTCACTTGAGAAGAGTCAACCAAAAATTACTCAAAGGCGTAATAAATGAATTTCAAAAACGGAGGACAAGCAGTCATAACGCGCATGCTTGAAGCGTATGGATTCAAGACAAGGCAAGCTCTGTGCGAACAGTTCAACGTATCTGCAAGCACTATGGGCACGCGCTGGATGCGTGACGTATTTCCTGCTGACTGGGTAATTCAGTGTGCAATTGAAACGGGTGCATCTATCGAGTGGCTCTCATTCGGAAAAGGCGTACCATTCCCTCAGAGTACTGAGGCTCCGGTCATGTCAAAGGCAACTGCATCAAAGGTTCAGCACGTTTCCCAAGCCACCACACTGAAGTCCCCAATTGGGAACGATCTGAATTTGGACTCAGGCGGACGTGATGCAATAGACAGGCTAATGAAAGCGTATGGCTTTAAAACAAGACAAGAACTTGCCGACCATCTGAATGTATCTAAAAGCACTATGGCAAATAGATATTTGCGAGACACATTCCCGGCTGATTGGATCATAAAATGTTCGTTGGAAACAGGAAATTCTCTTTTATGGCTAGCCACTGGACAAGGCAGCGAGCACAATGCTCTCACAACATCGGTAAAAGAACTGCCTAAATTTCATCTCAATGCAGGCAAAATGGTTGAGAGTGGCTCATATATTTTCGATTCGTCATTTTTACCCGCTAATCTTTCAGCACCAATTGTCGTTCAGGATGGTTTAGTGACATACATCTGTGATCAGAAATTTTCTGATGTATTAGATGGATACTGGTTAATTAATATTGATGGAACCTATTCCGTCAGACAAATTACTAGGCTACCTAAAGGTATGATAAATATCAGAAGTAAAGAAACTTACTTTGAATGTGCATTTTCTGATATCGAGGTAGTTGCATGCATAAGAAGCACAATCATTTCGAATTAAAGTGACATTCAACAAATGTCATTCTAATAGAAGTGATTATATTAAGCGAAAGATTTAAAAGGTGAAGAGAAGCAATAACAATGAGTAAAACCAACTTTAAAACTGAACGCGGCATTATAACATTTTTTGATTTAGAAATGTTTGGCCTTTATAAAATACGACAAGGTAAATCGCCGGAATTAGTCGAAAAGAACTTATCCCATGTTCTGTGTAACTTACATAGCTGGATCTGTTCAAGAACAGTTGAACAATCTGTTCCATGGGGAAAGGATAATAATAGAAGAACAAAAGCATACTGTAAAAATATTTCATATGACAGTACGACAGGAGATTATCTATTTGTTATCTGGAAAACGCTTGGTGATAACTCTGGAAATATTCAAGGTATAGATGCTGAAAGTAAGATTGACGGCACTTCAGATAATGTTGTATCCGCCTCTGATACTCAAGGTGGCGGTAAATATATCTGGGGCGTACCTTGCTACTATTGGGTAATTCCAGAATATAACAAAATTGCATCCATACGATTCCCAAGTTCTAATACGGATACAGATCTTTTCTGTCATTATATTAAAGCATACGTTGACTTTAGGATGGAGCATCCTAATAAAAAAGTCATAGATATGACTCGTCCTCGTAATGACTCACCTGAAGACGTTCATTACAAACGTGTTCTTTTTTCTCAAGGTGATGATGAAAGTTTAGTTTTTAAAGTACAGACTAAACAAACAAGGATGATCACGAGTGGAGCAAACATAGAAGAACTGTGTAAAAAAATCACTCACATTGTTTACCATGACGTAATAGAAACAAACATACCTGATACACGGGAAAAATGGCAGAAGTTATTTGATGCAGTTGGAGATGTTTTCTCAAGAAGCTCTCCTATTTTATCAAAAAAACATCGCGTTGAATTATTAGTCGAAGGAACGCCTACGCCTGAAGAGTTCACTAAACTCATCGATGAATATATAGAAAACCACAATCCTATTTCAGAAGATACAGAAAACAACAATGAGAATGTAGGGAATGATCACGCACGCATCGGATTCAAAATAAATGGAAAAAATGGTTCAACTACTTGGTTAGATGAATATGTTTATCGCCATGAAATTCACGTTGACCTTTCTAACAGAAACAAACATTACTCTTCTTCATATTTAATGAGTGTAGTAAAAGCTCATAGAAATGATTTGGTGAATTGTTTTAAAAATGAAGATATAATAGAACAACCAGAAGCTGATAATGATACAGCAGTGCAGATTCATAAAATAGGTGCATAGTATGATTATAAAACCTAAAATTTTGCACATATGTTTTCTCCTAACAATTATAGCTATTGCTTATTTGTTCGGAGACAAATATACGTATGCAGATATAAAAGATATTTTATCTACCTTGCAAAACATTTCTGCAATGATCTTCACTATTGCAGGTATTTGGCTTGCATATATTTACCCTGCAGCTGTAAGTTCAATTGTAAAGCCATCAACAATAACTAGTATAAACTATCATAAGGAAACAGAAAAAGATATTGAGCGAATTACGCTGATAGTGAAAACCATTATAATTTCAGCTATTGTAATATTTTCTATTGTTATAATAAATTTAACGAAACCTATATTTTCAAATCTGGATTTCATTTCCTTGCATAAGCACGTGTTCTGCAAGTTTGGATTTTTTATCACAGCGTTATTAGTATATCTACAAATAATAGCGTTATTTAGTATCATTGCTAGTAATATATTATTTCTTAATGATATACATGATAAAAGAAATAAACGAGAGCTTGATAAATTAAGGTAATGTATGGATTTCACAAACCATACATTGACCACTGGTCAAACATACAGTTAAATTTAGCCCTCTGACATGAGGGCATTTTTTATGGCAGTACGAAAACTCACCACAGGAAAATGGCTTTGCGAATGTTACCCCGCCGGACGTAGTGGGCGTCGTGTGCGTAAACAATTCGCCACCAAAGGCGAAGCTCTGGCTTTTGAGCGCCATACGATGGAAGAAACCGAAGCAAAGCCCTGGCTGGGAGAATCAGTGGATCGTCGAACACTGAAAGACGTGGTTGAGCTATGGTTCAAACTACATGGTAAATCTCTAACCGCTGGGCAGCATGTCTATGACAAATTGCTGTTGATGGTTGACGCTCTGGGCAATCCCCTTGCAACCGATCTCACCTCTAAAATGTTTGCCCACTATCGAGATAAACGCCTGACAGGCGAGATCTACTTCAGCGAGAAATGGAAGAAAGGAGCAAGCCCGGTCACCATTAACCTGGAGCAAAGCTATCTAAGTAGTGTTTTTAGCGAACTATCCCGTCTGGGCGAATGGTCGTATCCGAACCCACTGGAGAACATGCGAAAATTCACCATCTCAGAAAAAGAGATGGCATGGCTTACCCATGAGCAGATTGTTGAATTACTGGCTGATTGCAAACGTCAGGACCCAATTCTGGCACTGGTAGTTAAGATATGCTTAAGCACAGGCGCACGCTGGCGAGAAGCCGTAAATCTTACTCGTTCACAGGTGACCAAATACCGAATTACCTTTGTAAGAACGAAGGGGAAGAAAAACAGAAGTATCCCTATCAGTAAAGAGCTTTACGAAGAGATTATGGCGCTTGATGGGTTCAATTTCTTCACAGACTGCTATTTTCAATTTTTATCCGTGATGGAAAAAACGTCTATCGTGCTCCCTCGCGGTCAACTCACACACGTTCTGCGCCATACGTTTGCGGCGCACTTCATGATGTCGGGTGGAAACATTCTGGCCTTACAAAAAATTCTCGGACACCACGATATAAAAATGACTATGCGTTACGCACATCTGGCACCGGATCATCTGGAAACGGCGCTCCGTTTCAATCCTCTGGCAACGCTGCCAAATGGCGACAAAGTGGCGGCAGCGGTTGGCATTACCCCGTAA